CCCATAAACGCCATAGAGAATTTCAAGGGTAACAATGCTTTCGCGCGTGTCCTTGATATTCTCTACTTTGCTAATGCGCGGCAAAATGAATGGGTATTCGTCCTCAATGGCCGCTTCCATGGCATCTCGCTCGTCTTCGTTATCATACAAACTTTCGTCAATCAGCGAAAATTCGTCTGCACTTCTGGGCAAAATCCAGCCTGTGCGAACCACGCGGGGATTACGGAAAAAGTCGTTGCCATTGCTATCCGTGCTTTTTAACTCGTATCGAGCAGCAATGCCTTTCTCCAAAAAATCGCATATGGCATCATGCATACCCACAGGGGTTATCATGCTCCGCTCACCTCGCTCTTTTTCAGCATCAATTTAACTTGGCGGTCAAGCTCTTTGTTAAGCCGCTCCGAAGCTCCCGCCTCAATTTTCCTGCGGATTTCGGGGTCGCCCAACATTTCGGGCACACTCAAACCGCGCGCATGGGTCAAGCGGTCGCGGTGATTTCCAATGCGCACAAAAACACCCCTGCCTCTGCTTGGCAAAGTCGCTACAAATGCTTTGCTCACGCCGCTTTTGCCCCTAGTGGCATCTGCATCAAGAAACCAGCCTCCACCATCACGGCGGGGGCGCAAAAAAACCGCTTTGCCACCCCTTACACCGGGATTGGTGTTTCTGTCGTGGGGGAAGCTCCGGGCAAAGAAACGAGGCCCTTTGCGGGTGGCTTCGGCGGCCAGATTATCCGTTGTCGACTTATTTATCCACATACGCCGTTTGACAGTTTCTTTGCCAACCGCATATATTTTTGACACTTCCCTCGCGCCATCTGTCTTTATGCCATTCACAGCGGCATTTAGAGCATGGCGAATAGCTGTTTTCGCGCCATCTTTAACATGGCGCAAAAGATGCGCAACTTCTTCAATAGCAGCATCATCAATGGCAATTTGGATTTTGTTGTGATTGTCCGCCATGGCCTATCCCCCTGTCCCTCTGGGCATCTCCAGCGTGATTTCCAGCATGCCCATATCGTTCACAATATTATCAACGAGATAATGCCTGCCTGCAAATCGCAACTCATCCTTGATTTGCGGCAATCTTTTGAATTTATCCCGCCATTCATCCGTCTTGATGAAAAACAGCATACCATTAAGCGATACATTATCGGATCTCGCGCTGATACGCTGCTCCATATATCGCTCGCGGTCTATAACCACATTGCAGATATGCTCAACAGACGAAATCCCTTTAACACCCTTGATTTTGCGTTGCTCGACAAACTCCATTGCAGGAGCATTAAAAAAGACGGCATCTAAATCCGCCGTCGCCTGCTGTTGGAAGTTACGCACCGGAATCACCTTCTTGCAACACTTTGGCAATAAATTCATTGACAAGGGTTACAAGGTCGGTGTCGGCTATGCTTTCCGCAAAACTTATACCGATTTCTTTTGCATATGCGGACAATTCTTGGCGCGGAAGTTTAGCAACATCCTCGGGCAACATAAAACCCTCGTCATCATCTTCTGAATCAGTATCTGAAATTTCAGCGATATGCTCATTGATGCGGCTTGCAAGGGTAACGTCCGCAATGTTGTTGGCGAATGTCAAGCCGAGTTTACGAGCATATGCGCGCAACTCTTTTCGTGGAAGTGCAGAAACATCTTCGGGCGTCAAAAGAATCTCGTCTTCGTCATCTTCCGGTTCGGGCGCGACATTCTCGCCAATGGGTTTGATGTATCCTCCTGTCAAATAGCGTTTAATCCTGTCTGCGCCAACATCTTCGGCAGTGATAACCATATCTTTGCGGAATGTTTTGCGGCCGACAATCAACTGCGCGCTTTTAATAACCAAGTATTGTTTCATTACGGCGTGTCACCTCCCACGTCAAGCACAACCCAAGCGTCCAGACTCGTCGGGCAAGGCAACGGTCTTGAAGATATCTTCAAATATCTTTCTGACGGTTCTTCTTGGTCCCATTGCTTTGGAACTCTCGCTCTTGCATGGCTGCCGATTTGAATGTCCTTGATAACAGCGTAAAGCATACGCCCAGGGAAATTCCGCGCAGGCGCAACAACAACTTTGCCCCTCGGCACTAAAGGATAAACCGCCGGAATAAAGCCCGCATCCTCAGGTCTTACGCCGGGATAATCGGGATTTTCGTTGTCATTGTCTGCATATTCTCCATCGTAAGAATACAGATGTATCCCGGGTTTCGGCAAATAACCAATGTAGGTTGCGCCGCTTTCAAGGACTTCCGGGGCTATAATGCCCATTTCGTACCTTCTGTTGTCAAGAAGCTCTTTCACTTCTTTATTCCGCACAAAATTCCACATCGTTTCGGGATCGCCAATGGCAATAGTGGCAGAATACCCCGAACGCCCAACAATTCGCTTGGCTTTTTCGAGGTCTTCAATCGGAACGGCATTATCCAAATCCTCCCACGGAATGTCAACGACAATCGTGTTTTCAAAATCAAACCCAATTACCTCGTTGACACCCTCGCCAATGACAGGGATTTCCGCATTAAACATGGTTTGTGTGGCCATCCATTCCTCGCGGCGTGTAATAGCCTCGTCCAGTTCCATAAGGTCGTTTTGCAATAGTTCAGCGCGCCTGCGATTTGGGTGGTAGCCATTGTACAACGCCTCGCCCGGCAAGCGAGTGTCTAGGTCATCCGTTGTTAAAATTCGCTTTGGCGCAACGAGAGGCGGCTTGTAGGTTTTGGTTATGAAGCCTTGCCGCTCCAAAACCTTACTACCGATCCGCTTGCTGACAAACGGTGCCATTGCCATTCCGCCTTTTTTCACATCGAAATCAACCGCTTCCGTGAAAAAAGTCTGCCTGCGGCTAAAAAACGTATCTCGAATAAAAGTCCTTAGTGGCGGCTGCTGGTCTATCATTCTCATCATAAACCGTGGTGTGTAAACATTAACTTTAGACATTTTCCAATCCTCCTTTTATATTCTCGTTCCTCGGATTATTAGCCCGATTTCGGTCATGCGGCGCAAATGGGTATCGGCTGTGTCCGTACCGCCAAAGCGCAGTGCGCGTTGATTATACTCGCCTTTGATATACATATTGGCAACCGCCGTTTCTCCATCAGCCACAGTTATAGCATCGCAAATAATGCCGATTGCCAGATTTGCACCATCAGAGCCGCTTGAATCAACAAGCGCATACATGTTGTCGCCAGTTTGCGCAATAACATCACCGCGCAAAAACTCCACCGGTCCAGTTACTGCAATTGCTTGCACTTCCGTTGGAAAATCACCCGCAATTAAATTGTCGGGAATATGTTCGCCTAACTTAGCCATAACAAAATCCTCCTTATTATCTTATATTTTTGGCAACCTCGGCGGCGTGTGCCAAAAGTGCATCTTCTTCTGCGGTGTCACCCATAGGCGCGCCAGCAGGCGGCACTTCTCCTGCTTCCTCCGCATCAGCTTGGGCGTTATTCAGATAGGTTGTGCCTTTTGCCTTTTGCGCCTTAACTAACTCAACGGCGAAATTTCCGGCAGTAATTCCGCTTTCGTATTTCGCCTTGTTGGTTAATTCGTCCATGCCGGGCAGCGACATATTGTCGATTTCTCTAATTCGCTCCCTTTCGGCCTGTACTCCTTGCTCTACGCCATGCTCAACGCCGAGGTTAAAAGCAGCGTTGTAGATTTCGGGATGTTTTGATTTTAATTGCTCCAGATTCATTACACTTTCCTCCTCTAGGATTATTGATTCCGCTTGTGCTGTTACGCTTTGCGGTATTGCGTTTTTAATAGCTGCTTGCTCGGGCCGCTGTCGTGACTTGGGTTTAAGCAGGCTTGCCAAAATGTCTTTGTTAGGCAATTTGTCAAGCCCGACCTCCAGCCCATTGAAAAAGGCCGTTTTCTTATCTTCGCCGAGATAAGCAACGACCTCTAATTCCGTAACCTCGTCTACAAACCCTTTTTCGAGGGCTTGTGTACCCGTCATCCATGTGTCCTCATTTATCATAGCCAGCAAGGCATCTTTAGCAATGCCTGTTTTGGCGTGATACACATCCAACATACTGTCCTTTATGGTTTCCAGTATGCCTATCGCCTTTTGCAATTCAACAACATTGCCGATAACAGCTGTTGATGGCAAGTGGATCATCCACACAGAGCCTAATGCAGAAACGATTCTATCTCCCGCCATTGCGATAAGCGTGGCCGCGCTGGCGGCTATGCCGTCATTGTATGTGATGATATGCGCTCGGTGGCTTTTTAGCAGATTCATAATGGCATAAGCACCGAATACGCTACCGCCATTAGAATTTATCCGCACATGGATTGTGCCTACATCACCGAGAGCAGTCAGCTCTTGCCTAAATCTGTGAGGCACGACATCATCCGGCCAGTTCCAATACTCCAAATCGTACTGCACTATATCGCCGTAAATGTGAAGTGTGGCTTCGTTGGTGTCTGTCGCGCTATTCTCAAACCGCCAAAATTGATTTTTCGTTTTATCCATTTATTCGCTCTCTCCTTCCTCCAGTCGTCTCAGTTCACGCATTTGCTCCGCTTCCTTGCACAACTGTCTGTAGTTTGCGTTGTAATCCGTGCCTGTCATTTCGGCGGCTTCGCGTTCTCTGGTGCTTACGCCAAGCTCCACCCGCCTTATGCCGGCAGTCGCTTCGCGCAATGGGTCAATCTGGCCTTGTGACGGCCCATGCCATTCGGCTTTGCTATATGCCGCTCTGATTATTGGGTCATCAAAAAAGCCCGGGGCATAAATTCGTCCTCGGGCGACAGCCTCCGCAAGCCATTCCTCATAAATCGGCTGGCAAAAATCGTTGGCGAACCACTTACGGCGCATTCGAAACATTTTCCATGCTTCCAGTAACGCCGCGCGGCTGGCACTATATGATGCGCTAAAATGCTTTATCAGCAACTCATATGGTATTTCCAAAGAAGAACCTATCTGCCGCAAGATTGCATTCACAAACCCATCAAAAGCCACGTTAGGCCGCCCTGGGCTGCTGATATCAAACTTCTCTCCCGCTCTCATGTAGTTTATTGTACCTGCGCCCATTTCATAGGAATAGGGATTG